GTCTCGAAAAAGATAACGCGACTCCGACAAAGATAATCCGACATGCCCGGAGCTGCGCTAGGGAAGAAAAAATTCGACGTGGATAATTATATTTACAAGTATTACCAACAAATAAAGGACGGGACCGTTACCGTCGGACGCTGGATCCGGCTGCTTTACGACTTTCTCATTCATGGGATCGAGGATAAAACGTTTTTCTTCGATCAGAAAAAAGCCGACGCGGCTATTACCTGGATTGAAAATAATTGTTTTCACACGTCCGGACCGCTCGCGCCGGGTCCGTTTTTAATGGAGGTTTGGCAGAAAGCGATCGTCTCGGCGCTTTTTGGCCTGGTCGACGAAAACGGCCTTCGATACTTTCGGGAATGTCTGCTCGTCGTCGGACGAAAAAACGGAAAATCGATTTTCGCCGCGAGCCTGGCGCGTATGCTATGGCGGACCGGGGAATTCGGAACGGAGATATATACTATCGCGCCGAAGCTCGATCAAGCCGGCATTATCTATAATTCGATATGGGTCATGACGACGCTCGATCCGGAGTATCAACGAAAAAAAGAGCTCGCGTCCGAAAAGGACGTCCATAAAAAGAAAATCTATAACGACGACGATCTCGAACGTCACCGCATGACGGACCTTTATATTCCGGCGACGAATTCGACGGTCAAGAAAATCCCGTTCTCGGCGAAGCGCAGCGACGGCTACTCGCCTTCCCTGGCGCTATGCGATGAAATAAGCGCATGGGAGGGCGACAAAGGATTAAAGCAATACGAGGTTATCAAATCCGGCATGGGCGCACGTCCGGAGGGGCTTATTCTCTCTTGCACGACGTCCGGCTATGTAAACGACTCAATATATGACGAGCTCATAAAGCGCTCGACGCGCTTCCTTCTCGGGGACAGCAAAGAAAAAAAGCTGCTCCCGTTTCTTTACATGATCGACGACGTCGATAAATGGAACGATATAAATGAGCTCCGAAAATCAAATCCAAATCTCGGCGTTTCGGTCTCTGTTGATTATATGCTGGAAGAAATAGCCGTCGCCGAGAGCAGCTTATCAAAGAAAAAAGAATTCATCGTCAAATATGCGAATATAAAGCAAAGCTCGTCCCTCGCGCTATTCCCGGAGAAAGACGTCGCCAGGGCCTCGGGCGCTCCGCTCGATATTGAAGCCTTCCGGAGCTCTTATGCAGTCGCGGGGCTCGACTTGTCGCAAACGCGAGATCTCACCGCGGCGACGCTGGTTATCGAACGCGACGGCGAGCTATATGTTTTCGCGCATTTTTGGCTCCCGGCCGAGAAGATCGCGGAGGCGACGGAGCGGGATAACGTCCCGTATGATATTTATATCCAGCGCGGATTTTTATCGCCTTCCGGCGAGAATTTCGTCGACTATCATGACGCTTATAAATGGTTTGTGGATCTCGTCGAAAAATACGAGATTTATCCGCTTAAAATTGGTTACGATAGATATTCGTCGCAGTATCTATGCGGCCCGAACGGCGAGCTCCCGAAATACGGCTTTCATTGTGACGACGTTTACCAGGGCGATAACTTATATCAAAATATCCTGGAATTAGGGGGTCTATTTGCCGACGGAAAAATCCATATCGGCGATAATGATCTCTTAAAAATTCATCTGCTCAATGCTGCCGTCAAAATGTCCGTCGAACGCGGACGCGGGAAGCTCGTCAAAATAAGCCCGTCGGCGCATATCGACGGGACCGCGGCGCTACTCGACGCGCTCGCCGTCCGGTCAAAATGGTACGGCGAAATAGGGCAGCAGCTCAAAAATTGAGGTGGTTTATTTGGGACTCTTTGAAAAGATTTTCAAAAAGGCGCCGGCGCCGAAGGGCGAATATAACGGCGCGTTTCAAATGCTCGACGGCTACAAGCCGAATTTTTCTTCCTGGAACGGCTCTCCGTATGAGAGCGAATTGATCCGGGCCGCGATAAACGTCCGCGCGACGCATATCTCAAAGCTAAAAGTTGAAACGCGCGGCGCCGCTCGTCCGGCGCTGCAAAATAAGCTCCGGCATGGTCCGAATGAATTCCAAACGTGGAGTCAATTCCTATATCGCGCGTCGACGCTGCTCGACGTCTTTAATACGCTTTTTATAACGCCGGTTTTCGATCAGTACGGCGAGCCGAGCGGGATATATACGCCGCTCCCGCGGAATTGTTCAATCGTCGAATATAACGGCGTCCCGTATTTGCGATACGAATTCGCAAATCACAAGCGAGCGGCGATCGAGCTCGATTTCTGCGGGGTTATGACGCGCTTTCAATTCCGGAGCGATTTTTTCGGAGAAAGTAACGAAGCGCTTCTTCCGACGCTGGATCTTATCAAAATCCAAAATCAAGGAATAGAAGAAGGCGTCAAATCGGCCGCGACTTATCGTTTCGCCGCGACTTTGAATAATTTCTCGAAGCCCGAGGATCTCGCCGCGGAGCGCAAGCGCTTTACGGAGGAAAATTTCTCGAAGGACGCCCAGGGCGGCGGATTGCTGCTCTTTCCGAATACTTATACAAACGTCCAGCAGATAAAGGCGTCACCGTTTACCGCGGACGCGGAGCAGATGAAAGCAATTCGCGCCGAGGTCTACGAATATTTCAACGTAAACGAAGATATTCTCACCGGCGCCGCTTACGGCGATAAATGGGCCGCGTTTTATGAGACGGCCGTCGAGCCGTTCGCGATACAGTTCTCCGAGGTCATGACGAAAATGTTATTCTCTTTCCGGGAACAGAGCGAAGGAAATATCGTCATGGCGACGAGTAACCGTTTGCAATACATGAGTAATAAAGACAAGCTCGACGTTTCGTCGCAGCTTCTCGACCGCGGAATAATGTCTCTCAATGACGTCCGCGAGATATGGCAGCTTCCGCCGGTGGAGGGTGGCGACGTCCGGATCATGCGCGGCGAGTATTACAACGCCGAACAAAAAGTTGAAGGGAATGACGACAACAATGAATAAGACAATCGAAGATAAACTCAATGAGGGCCGCTCATATCGAAATATCGACGTTTCCTCTTTCGAGAGACGCGCCGAGAATGACGAGAAGATTGTCGCCGGCTATGCGACGGTTTTCGACGAGCCTTACGAGCTTTACTCCGCCGGCGGATATACGCTTATAGAGCAGATCGACAAACACGCATTTGACGATTGCGACATGAGCGATACGATAATGCAGTACGATCACGTCGGCCGCGTTTTCGCTCGCGTTTCGAACGATACGCTCCGCCTCGCTATCGATAATACGGGACTCCATATCGAAGCCCGTCTCGACGGGACGGAGATCGGCCGGCAGCTCTACGACGAAATAGCCGGCGGATATACGAACAAAATGTCGTTCGGATTTCGCGTCGACGAGGACAAGCGCGAAATAACAGAGGATAAGACGACCGGGGCCGTTACCGTTTTGAGGACGGTTACGAAGGTCTCGCGTCTTTATGACGTTTCGGCCGTTTCCATACCGGCAAACGACGCGACGTCTATTAGCGCTCGGAGCTACGGCGAGGGAGTAATCGCCGAGGTCCGCGAGGAGATCGAAAAGCGCGAAAAGCAGAAAAAGAAAATCAAGATTTTAACGGAGGTTTGAAACATGGATTTCACTAACGTCAGTACGGACGAGCTCATAGAGCGCCGCTCCGCAATCGCCGCCGAGGTCGATAACGCCGACGCGGATCTCGACGCTCTCGATAAAGAGGTCCGCGAGATCAACGTCGAGCTCGAAAAGCGCAAGGCCGAGGCCGAAAAGAGAAACAATATCCGCGACGAGGTCGCCAGGGGCGCCGGCGTCGTCATAGAGAAAATCGAAAGCGAGGAAAGAAAAATGCCCGATAATATCGAAAAGAGAAATTCCGCGGAGTATGTGAACGCCTTCGCGACTTACGTCAAAACCGGCGACGAGCGCGAGGTCCGCTCGCTGCTCACCGAAAACGTCTCCGGCGACATTCCCGTTCCGGAATTCGTCGAGAATTTCATCGCGACGGCCTGGGATAACGACGCCATTCTGTCCCGCGTCCGTCGCACGTTCCGCAAGGGCAACGTAAAGGTCCCGTTCGAGCGCTCCGCCGACGACGCCGTCGTTCATACCGAAGGAACGTCCGCGATCAGCGAAGAAAATCTCTCGATCGGGATCGTCGAGCTCGTCGCGAAGAACGTCAAGAAATTCAAGGACGTCTCGGACGAGGTCCTCGATCTGTCCGGCTCCGAGCTGCTCGATTTCGTATATGACGAGATAGGCTATCGCGTTATAAAGAAGCTCGCGGCTCTTTGCGTCGCCGATATCGCCGGCGCGTCGACGTCTCATTCCAGCTCCGCGATCGGAATTCCGAAGCTCACGCTCGCGCCTTCCGTCAATCTCGTCGAGACGGCCGCGGCCAATCTCTCCGACGAAGCCTCTAATCTCGTCGTTATCATGAATAGGCTCACCGAGGTCAATTTCCTCGCCGCTCGCGCTCTCGGCAATTTCGCGATCGATCCGTTCGCCGGCCTTCCCAGGCTCTACACGTCCGCGCTTCCCGCGTATGATACCGCGGACGCTAACGCCGTTTATGCTATCGTCGGCGATCTCTCCGGCCTTACCGTTAACTATCCGGCCGGCGACGATATCAAGTACGTTTTCGACGCCGCGACTCTCGCGACGAGCGATCTCGTCCGCATTACCGGACCTCAGTTCGCCGCGCATGGCGTCACCGCTCCGGGCCGCTTCTGCAATATCGCGAAGCCGGCCGCGGCCTCTACTTGATAGCAAGCTCAATAAAAGCGGGAGGCCCGAAACGGCCTCCCGCATATTTTCGGAAGGAGCTTAAAAACACATGATAAGAACGCTCAAACGCCTCGTCGCGCTTGACGGGGGAACGGATAAAGAATATGTCGAAATGACAATGCTTTCGACGGACACGAAGCCGACGACCGGAATAATCGGAGGCTCTATCGCCGTTGAGGTCGATACCGGGAAGGTCTTTTTCTTTGACGAGGACGGCGCGGCCTGGATCGAGGAATTTTCTTTCCAGGGGTGACAATATGGACGGGTGGAGCACGTTAAAAAAACTTATATGGCTCCGGAAAACGACCGGCGGCGGAGGGACTCCGTCCGTCGACGAGACTATTACCGGAATTTCGCCGCTCGTCCTGGCTGCTGCGCTGCATAAGCCGATAGTTTCGCTTAAACAGACGGGCGTCTGCGAACAAGCGGAGACGCCGGCGCCGCAAGAGCTACACACGAACGCCGGGACGAATACGCTCATAGTCACGGCGGAGGTCTCGAATATCCCGTTCGAGGCAACATACAAGAAAGAGGCGGCTTAAATGAAATTATTGATCGCTATTCCGACGCTCGATTACGTTCACGCCGATTTCGTAAAATCGCTCATAGGATTAACGTCCTCGCTCAAATGCGATTATGAGGTTGCTATTCAGAGCGGGACGCTCGTCTATATGGCGCGAGACAAGCTCGCGAACAAGGCGATAAACGAAAACTTTGACTCCGTCTTATGGCTCGACTCGGATATGATCTTCCAGCCTTCAATCCTGGAAGATCTGCAAGACTCCGGGAAAAACTTTATAACCGGCGTTTATCACGCCAGGCGTCCGGCTTTCAATTCTTGCATATTCGAGAAAATCGATCTTGACAGTTTCAAATCGTGCGAACGATATCCGAATAATATTTTCCGCGTCGAGGGCTGCGGCTTCGGCTGCGTCCTTATCTCGACGGCAATATTAAAGCACGTCATGAGCACATATAAAACGTGCTTTATGCCGATAAAAGACTACGGCGAGGATATAGCTTTTTGTCTCCGGGCTCGCGATCTCGGCTATTCGCTTTACTGCGATCCGACCGTTATATGCGGTCATATCGGCCATGTTGCCATTTATCCGGAGGATCACGAAGCATATCTCGCAAGATTGGAGAGGGTATAAATGCCGACAACGCCGTCTATGTTACAGCGCGTCAAAACGGCGCTCCGTATTTCAACGGACGCTTACGACGACGAAATAACGGTCCTTATCGGCGCCGCTTGTAAAGATCTCGGAATTGTCGGCGTCTCGGCCGTTGCAACGACCGGAGACGAGCTTTTGATACGCGCGGTGATAACTTATTGCCGGACGAATTTCGGCTCTCCCGAGGACTACGAGAGGCTTAAACGCTCATACGACGAGCAGAAAGCCCAGCTCATAACGGCCAGCGGCTACGGTTTAGGGGGCGCATAATGGACCGCTCCGAGATTTTGACGCTCGTCTCGCAGAATGTGACGCAAAATAATATCGGCGCTTGGGAGGTTTCGGAGACAGAGCGGAACGTTTATTGCAGCGTCGAAAGTGTTTCCCGGGAGGAATTCTTCGCCGCCGGCCGGACCGGACTTAATCCCGAATATCGCTTCACGATATTCGCCGGCGATTATGCCGACGAAAAGACGGTTATCTATAAGGACATGCGATACGGCGTTTATCGGACGTATCACGCGAAAACGGATCTTATAGAGCTCTACGTCGCCAGGAAGGGAGACGCCGCCGATTATGTCGCTTCGAGTTAAACCGGACGAATTGACGTCCTCGATCGAGAAGGCGCTTTCGGATTATTCCGGCGCGGTCCTGGGAGACGTCCGCGAGGCCGTTCAAGACGTCGGCAAAGAGACGGTCGACGAGATCCGAGAAAGAGCCCGGGCCTATGGCTGGAAAGACTACGCGAAAACGTGGACCGTAAAGACGGAAGCTCTCGGGCATGGCGCCGTCGGCGAAAAGGCAATCGTTCATGCGAGAACGGGCGGATATCAAATCGCTCATCTTCTCGAACGCTCTCACCCTTTACGCGGCGGAGGACGGTCCCGCGCTTTCCCGCATATCGAGCCGGCCGAGAATAAGGCCGAAAACAGACTTTTTAATTTGATCCGGCAAAAGATCGGAGGCGGATAATATGACGCTCGCGGATCTATTTTCCCAGCTATTGACGACCGGCCTCCCGGTCGCCTATGACGCTTTCCCTATTGGCGCAGCTCCGGCGCTGCCGTTTATCTGCTATCGCGAAACGGACTCCGATAATTTCGCAGCAGACAACGGCGTTTATTTGCCCGTTACAAATATTGACGTCGAGCTCTGCACCGACAACAAAGCGCCGGCGACGGAAGCTCTCGTCGAAACGGCGCTCGCCGGCTTCGTTTGGGAGAAAAGCGAAGAATATATCCCGGACGAACGAATGTTCGTTATAACTTACACAATTTCTTTATAAGGAGACGAGAAAAAATGGCAGAAAACAAAGTTCAGTTTGGCCTCAAAAACGTCCATTACGCCGTTATCAGTTACAGTAACGCCGGCGTCATAAGCTACGGGACGCCGAAGGCCATTCCGGGCGCGGTGACGCTCACGCTCGACGCCCAGGGAGACGTAACGCCGTTTTATGCGGATAATATTACTTATTATCAAAGCATAAGCAATAACGGCTATTCCGGCGATCTCGAAATGGCGCGTTTTCCGGACGAAATGCTCGCGGATATATGGGGGCTTACGCTCGGATCGACGTCGAAGGTCCTTACGGAGAACGCGAACGTCGAGCCGAAGGAATTCGCGCTTCTCTACCAGATCGACGGCGACGCCGACGAGCAGTTCTATGTTCTTTACCGCTGCACCGGCACGAGGCCCGGCGTCGGATCCTCGACGAACACGAATACGAAAGAGCCGAAAACGCAGACGAGCACGATCTCCGCGCTTCCGGTCGCCGCGGGTAACGTCATGGCGAGGACTACGAAGGACACGCCGGCCGCGACGAAAACCGGCTGGTTTAGCTCCGTATTCGTCGAAAACCCTTAACGGCGACTCTGTCGGCGCTGGCGATAGGGTCGAGAACGCTCTCGCCGAGCTTTAACGCTAATACGCATAGCTACACATGCTCGACGACGAATAACAGCGACAATGTTTCCGCGACGGCGGCGGCGGGGGTCTCAAAGATACTTACCGTCAACGGGGTGGAAATGCCGTTCGGCTCCGTAACATGGCAAGCCGGGCAAAATACCGTCGTAATATCGACATATTACGAAGGGATCACGCGGGAGACGTATATCGTTACCGTTACAAAGTCATAAAAAAATTTTTGGGAGGATATTCGACAATGACGGAAATTATCACTATCGGCGGAAAAGGGTACGGAATGAGAGCTTCGGCTCTCGTTCCGCGCCTTTATAGGGCAAAAACGGGCCGCGACGCCGTCGCAGATATGGCAAAGCTCGAAAAATCGCTCAAAGAAATACAGAAAGACAAAAAGGCCGGTTTCGAGCAGCTCGATCTCGAAATTTTTGAAAATATCGCCTGGGCTATGTGTTACGCGGCCGATAAAGAAACGACTCCCGACTCCGTCGAAGAATGGCTCGACGGGATCGAGGGCGTTTTTTCCATTTATGAGGCGCTGCCGAAAATCTTCGAGATATGGCAAAAGGGCCAGGCGCAGACGTCGACGCCGGCAAAAAAATAAGGGCAACAATCCGGGAGCCGAACGGAGCGCAGTTCATGTTACGCTGCGCCGAGTTAGGATTGTCCGACGAGGCTCTCTCAAATATGACGATGGGTATGGTTTACGACATGCTCATTGAAAAAGCAAACGACCGCGAAGAATATCCGATAAAGGCGACGCAAGCCGATATCGAGGCTTTCTTCGGTAAAGGGTGATTATATGGCGACTCGTATTCGCGGAATAACCGTCGAGATCGGCGGCGATACGTCCGGACTTGACAAATCCTTAAAAGAGGTTAATAGCAGCCTCCGAGAAACGGACAAGCAGCTCAAAGACGTCGAACGCTTGTTAAAGCTGGATCCGACGAACGTCGAGCTTCTCGCGCAAAAGCAGCAGCTTCTCGCGCAGCGGACGGAGCTCTCAATAGAAAAGGTCGACGCGCTCAAAAAAGCGCAAGAGACTATGGATAAAAACGGCGTCGATAAAACGTCCGCTCAATATATGGCGCTGCAACGCGAAATTATCGCGACGGAAAAGGCGTCAAAGGACGATCGCAAAGAGACGGACAAGCTATCGAAAGCCGAAAAGGAAAGCGCCGACGCCGCGCAAAAATCCGAGAAAAATCACGAAGGCTTGCAGAAAGCATTTAAGGCCGTCGGCGTCGCCGCTGCTGCCGCTGCCGCTGCCGTCGTCGCAACGGGTAAAGCTCTATATGACGCCGCAAAAGAGACGGCGACAATGGGCGACGAGATCGATAAAGAGAGTCAGAAATTGCAGATCTCGTCCGACTTGTATCAAAAGCTCGGCTATGCTATGGAAATGAGCGGGTCGTCGATTGAGGACGTCAAAAAGGGCGTAATGAATATAACGTCCGCGCTCGCCGGCATGGCAAACGGGACGGAGGACGCGGATAAAAAATTCGCCGCGATCGGCGTTTCGCTTACGGACGCGGAAGGCAATTTCAAATCGACGGAGAACGTTCTTCTCGATACGATCGACGCGCTCGCTTCTATGGAGGACGAGACCGCCCGAAACGCCGCCGCAAATGAAATTTTCGGCAAAGGATATAGCGAACTTCTCCCTCTTTTGAACTCCGGAAGCGAGGGAATACGCGACCTTATGAACGAGGCCGAAGATTATGGTATGGTCATGGGCGAGGACGCGGTCAAAGCTTCCGCTGATTTTTCGGACGCGCTCGAACGGCTCAAAGGAACGTTTGAGGGTTTGAAAAATGGGGCTATGGGCGAGCTGCTTCCCGCGCTTACGGATATAGTCAACGGGATATCGTCCGTTCTTGCCGGAGACATGAGCGGGACGGACAAGATCGCGACAGGCATAACCGACTTGCTCGCAAAGCTCCGCGAAAAAATCCCGGAGATTGTCAGCTTTGTCGGCGATATCGCGCTCGCCGTCGTGCAAGCCGCGCCGTCTATATTGGAGTCTTTGGCGAATGGGCTAATTGAAACCCTCCCGGAGCTTTTCCCCTCGATTTTGTCAATAGTTCTCGCCATTGCCGATATGCTCATAGAGAACGCCCCAGAGCTTGTGAGCGCGGCGTTCGCCTTAATTTTGTCTTTGGTTACAGGCCTAACCGAACACCTCGACGAGCTAATCCCTGCGGCGGTGGATATGGTAAATTCTGTCATTGACGCGATAATTGACAACCTCGATCTGCTCATAGATGCGAGCATCGCCCTCCTCGTTCAGCTCGCCCTCGGTCTAATCCAAAATTTGCCAAAACTCGTCGAAAAAATCCCGGATCTTATCGAAGCTCTCGTTACTTCGCTCATCGAACACGCCCCGGAGCTGCTTGTTGCGAGCATACAGATATTATTCGCCCTGGCGCGCGGCCTCGTTCAGAGCGTGGGAATTTTGATAAAAAAAGCCCCGGAGCTTATTTCCGCTATCGGGGAGGCTATCGCGAACGCGGCAAAACAACTTTGGGAGATCGGTAAAGATATCGTAAATGGCATTTGGGAGGGGCTTAAATCCGCGTGGGAGTCCGTCAAAGAATGGTTTACAAATGCGTTTGACACCCTTGTCGGCGGCGTCAAAAAGCTGCTCGGCATAGCTTCGCCGTCGAAGGTCTTTATGCAGATCGGCGATTATATGGCCGAGGGCCTGGCGGAAGGCTTCGTCTCGGAAATGGATAAACTATCCGACGACATGGAGGACGCTATTCCAGGCATAGGCGTTAAATCCAGCTATCGGAATATAATCACGCAATCCTCCGCGCAAAACGACGCTACGGCCCGGAATAATGCGTTGCAACAGACGGCCGCGGGGGTCGTCAACGGCGTCGCGTCCGCTATGGGGGCAAATGCCGTTTATACGTTTAATTTGGTCCTCCCGGACGGCGAGACGCTCGCGAGATACCAGCTCCCGGCGCTCATAAACGTCGCCAGGTCCGCGGGGACGCCGATATTAAATCCGGTTACGGGGTGATTTTATGACGCAGCTTATCGTCGGAGGCGTCGTCCTTCCGCAAACGTCAAACGATAAATATTCATGCTATCCGGATCAGCTCTCGACACAAGTTGACATGATATCCGGGCGACGGGTGCAAGAGGTCCGCGGGACCGTTCAAAAAATAAATTACGCTTACGATACTCTTGAAATAGACACATGGCGCCAGCTCGCCGCGGTCCTCCGGAGCGGGACGTCTTTCTCCGTTCAGTATCTCCCGGACGACTCCGATACAATGGTCTCGTCGTCTTTCCTGGTCGAGTCTTTGACTCCGCCGAGGTTTGGTTTCGCCAGGAACGGCCGCGGCGTTTGGCATGATATAGCGTTCACGCTGCGCGAGGTGCGTCCGCATGATTAACGTCTCGAACGCTTTCAAAAACGCGATCGTCGCCGACTCCCGAAAGATAAAGCTCCGGGCCGTCATGGATATCGTCGATCCGGATATCGAATACGGGACCGCGACGGGCTCGACACAATCGGCCTATTCAAATCCAGCGCAGCTCTACGACGGAATAACGGAGCTCGCGCCTTATGCTACGCTTGAAGATAATCGCTGGCTGCTCGACGGAACGTTTGATATCGCTCATTCCGGCATGACGCAAGAGATCGCATGGGAAAGTAACGCGCTCTCCCAGGCAGCGCAGAATATGAACGTTTTCGTCTCGCTGCCGATATCGAACGTCTCCGTTTTGCAAGCCGTTACGCTATTTTGGCCGACGGCGGATTATGACGGCGTCGCCGAGGATTTTACGATCGAGGTCCAGGCCGGCGGAACGGCGTATTTCACGAAGGCGGAGACGGGAAATACAAAATCCGTTTGCGTCTACAAAGATTTTACGGTTTATAATCCGGATCTAATCAAAGTCACGGTTACAAAATGGAGTATAGCTCGGCGCCGCGCTCGGATCCCGGAAATTCTTTGTGGTCTCCGCGAGGTATGGGATAATGACACGCTCGCCGAATTCTCGCTCCGGCAGCAATCCGATTTTTCATGCGTTTCGCTGCCGTATGGGACGGCCTCGCTCACGATAGACAATTCCTCGCGCGAATTCGAGCCCCGGGCGAAAAACAATCTCTTTCAATCTATCGAGGAACGCCAGGGCATAAAATTATGGATCGGCGTCGAGGGCGCGGAGGACGTGCCGCTCGGAGTTTATTATCAATTTTCGAGCGGCTGGAAAACGTCGGATAATGCGCTCGCTATGACGTGGGCTCTCGTCGATATAATCGGCCTTCTCGCGGACCGTCAATACACGATCCCGGAGACGCTGCCGACGACGCTCGAAGGCTGGATATCGGATCTCGTCGCGCAGCTCGGCGTTAATTTCGCCGACGCTTATCGCGTCGATCCGAATTACGCTTCGACGTCTTTGACGGTCATAAATTCGGATCAGCTCGTCGATAAAACGTGCGGCCAGGTCCTTTTATGGTGCTGTCAAGCGAGCGGGACGTTTCCCAGGGCCGACGCCGAGACGGGAAAACTCGCCGTCGAGCCGTTTTGGTCCCAGGGTAATAAAATCGATCTCGATAACGTCGAGCGATATCCGACAATGTCCGCGAATAAGGATCTCGCCTTCGTCCGATTTACTTTCCCGGACGGGACCGTTTATACGATCCCGGGGACGTCCGCTTCGTCGCCGAATTCCGTCGAGATAACAAATCCGTTTATTCACGATCAGACGGCAGCAGCGGCAGCGGCGCGGGAAATTGTCTCGATATACGGCGGAAACGTATTGACGACGCTCGGCCGCGGAGATCCCTCGTCCGAGATTGGAGACGTTCCGACGGTCCAGCTCGACCGCTCAAACGCGACGACGGGCCGTTTGTTCTATCAAGATTTTATCATAAGTGACGGCGTTATGAAGGGCTGCACGTCCCAGCTATTGCAATCGGACGGCGCCGCGAATTATGAGAAAACGGAGATATTTTCCGAGGCCGGATCCTGGACGGCGCCGGCCGGCGTTACGGAAGCGAAGATAATTCTCGTCGGAGGCGGCTCCGGCGGAGCTCCCGGAACGTCCGGATCGCTCAATGTCCCGGGCGTTAAAGGCGCGGACGGCATCGGAGGAAAAGTATTCTCCGAGGTTATCCATTTTAACGCCGGGCAGACGTTCGCGATATCTATCGGCGCCGGCGCTGCATATAACGGGACGCCGGGCGAGACGACGTTCGGAGACTATTCCTCCGCGAACGGCGCCGTCTATACTCCGTCATTTACGGACGTTCAAAGCGGCCTCGCTCTCGGACGGACCGGCGTCGCAGATCCGACCGGCAACGGAGACGGAGGCAAAGGCGGCGCGGGAGGTCTCGCCGGGGCGGGGTACTCGCAGACGACGACGAAAACGACATATATTCTTTATCCGGACAACGGCGAGCCGTTCGAGATCTCGGAATATGTTTATTCGGAGCTCTGCGCGTATTC